TCGTTCCACAGGCCGAGTGCCATGCCGGACTTCGCCCAGAACGGAACCATCCAGCGGGTGCCCGTGGTGTAGGTGCCATCGGTCGAGCCCGTGGCGATGCTCGGGTTGATCGAGGTGTTGAAGTTGGCAGCACCAGGGATGCGCTCGGAGTGAATGAAGTTGAACCCCATGAACGAGGTGATCTTGCCATCCACCAGCACGGGGCGGGTGTTGTAGTCCAAGGACACGGCTTGAGCTTCGTTCAGCAAGTTGTCGTGCTGCTGGGCAGAGATGACCATGAACAGTTCGTCATTGTCGATGTCCACGTCAGCTTGCAGCAAGATTTTCTTGGCGGCGCGCAGCTTGGCGCTGTTCAGGCCGGTGGCCGAAGCAGCGCCGGTGGCGGCAGCGACGGACTTGCTGTTGCTGTTGTAAGCGTACAGCGTGCCGGTGGCGCTGGTGCCGTTCTGTCCGGTGTTGTTGGAGTTGAAGAAACCAGAGATGATTTCGTCGTCCATCGCACGACCCATCGCCATCACACCAGCTTGGGTGTACGGACCTGCCGGGTCGATCAACATGCGCAGACGGTCCTGCTGGTCGATAAGATCGGCCCAGTCGTAGTCGTTGGGGTACACCCAGCGCTTGTCTTGAGGTGTGGAAATCAGGGGGGTGTCACTGTGACGGGACTGGTTGCGGACAGGCGACACCTGACCGAACTGTTCCATCATGGAAGCGGCTTGACCTGTGAAGGAGTAGTTCTGCACTGCATTGCGCAGACGCGAACCTTGCTGCTGGAGCAGCATCATGATGTTCGTACTGTACTGCTGTACGAACGCTGCGGTTACGTTGACTGACATTGAAATTCTCCTACGAGAAAAGTTACGAAGGTTGCTGCGGTTAAGGCCGCTGCGGTCCTCGGCTTGTCCTCGTAGGAGGGGCCAGACGCGTCCCTGTCTGGTGGCGGGGCTTTAGCTCAGTATGTCGGGGTGTTTGGCCACCGGCTTACGTTGCTTCGGCTTGTCCGCTGTCGGCACCGGGGTTTCCTCCGGCATTGACGCTTGCGCAAAAGTATACAGCACCATTGCGGTTTTCACAACGCCATCGGCAGAATAATCCCCCGTGGGTTTGTTGAGTTGCGCTGCCAGTTCAAGGCAACGGACTCGGGCTTCGAGTTCGTCCATCTATCAGCCCTCGGGGTAAGCGAAGCTGTGGAGGCGGGCCATGCGTGCCTTGGCTTCCACGTCGTTCTTGAGGTACTTGGCCGTGAAGTCGCGGTCAGACATCAGGGATTGAATCTCAGCCTTGGCTTGACCCGGGGTCATCGCTGCGCCGAACTTCTCGGTGTTGTCACCCGTAACAAAGGTGTCTTCACCCATGCGGGAGCCGATCTTCTGTAACAGCTGCATGGTGGCTTTGTGCCCTAAGCTCTCGCTCATCTTGTCGATGCTCGCTGCGTCGAGGCCCAGGCCGCGGGCGGCTTGCTGCGCTTGCGCCAAGTTCTGAGTGTAGGCTTGGCCCCATTCTTGCTTGATCGCAACGTCGTCTGCTTGGAACGCCTGCTGGCGCTGTGCTTCTTGGGCTTGTGCGCTTTGGGTGACAAGGCCGTTGTACCAGTTCATCAGGGTTTCGCCCTGCTGCTTGTTCAGGCCCAACTCGTGGAACTTGGCAAGCGACGCTTCGTGCGCGTCCTTGTTGCCACCTGGGGGCAACTCGACCTTGTAACCGTCCGGGCCTGTCGGTCGGCCAAGTCGGTCGTAGACTGCGGCCCATTCTTTCGGGTCCGCATCCGCCTTGGGGATGATGACCGCGTTGTTGGCTTTGTCCGCGCCGAGCAACTTTTCCAAGTTACGGTAGCCGTCGAGCACTTGGGTCGGTTCGGTCCAGCCTTTGTTCTGGACGTACCCGATCAGTGTTTCGTCGGCGCCTGTCAACCAGCTCGGAGCGGCAGCCGAAGCTGCTGGAGCGGGGGTTGCTGTCACTTGCACCCCTGTGGGTGCAGCTGGCGCAGCGGGAGCGGCGGCAAGGGCGGCACCTGTAGAGGTAGCTGCGCCTTGCCCGTTGTCTACGGAGGCGGGAGTATCGGACATTGATTTTCCTTAAACGGATGGGGTTTGTTCTGCTGCGGGTGCAGCTTCGGGTGCCGCTGCCGGAGCAACGGGTTCTGCTGCGGGTGCAGCAGATTGGGCGGTGTCTTGTTTGATACCGAGCACGCGACCTGCTACGCCATCGATAACTTCTTCAGTGAAGAAGAACTCAACTTCGTTGGCGAGCTTACCAACTTCAGCAGCAAGTGCGTCGAACTCGGATTGCAGGAACTCGATGGGGTGTGGTTTGAACACGGTTTACTCCTTGGGTTGGGTTGGTGTTGGCGATCCGTAGAGTTGCCAGAGTTGATCGTCTGTGAGCTGCAAGTGGCGCTGTAACCTCAACCACACCTCGCGCCGACCTTCGGCCACGGCATGTGCTCGTGCATCAACGTGGAACGTCGTTTCGTGTGCCCGGCAAAACTTGGCCAGGTCTTGCAGCACTTCCTGGCCGAACGGTGTGAGAAACGTCTTGACGTAAGCCGTGCGCCGACGAGCAAGGAAGTCTTTTGCGTATTGGATCGGATTCACGTTGTAATGCCTTGGAGTTGCGCATCCGACAATCGCGTGTTGTAGTAAGCCAGGCGTCGGATGTGACCATTCAACGGACCTAAGGAAACCCCGCCGCCGATAGCCAATCTGTTCGGAACGAACGCACCGGACGGCGATCCGGCCGTCCCCGTGACACCCTTGACGGCCATCTGTGCAGAGCCTGCGGCATAAGCAATCGCGGACTTCACTGTGGTATTAGCCGTTATCGTTGTCGCGTTCGATGGGTTGCTCGATGCGCCCGAGAAAGCAACTCGGCAATCGACATAGTTTGACGGCTGGAACATCAGCACGCGGTTTGACGTTGTTGAGTCGTCAATGCTCGCGATGCCGGGGTTGGTTGTCTGATTCAACGCGGCAACATCCCATTCGGTTGACAGCGTACCCGCACTTGCATTGAACCAACTGCTGAAGTTCGTCCCTGTCATGTTGGCAGAATCTGCCGCGCGCGTCACCGCTGCTGCGGTTGTCGGGATGTAGCTGGTTGCGAATGCCCCGGCTTCGAGTTGTGCTCCCCAAACAAAAGCAGAAGCACCTAAAGTAGCGGTTGAACCCCCATCAGCATCAGTCAATCCGATATCAATACGGTTTACAGCAATAGACGGTCCTGTTGTAAACGTGATTGAACATCGATACCAGCCGCTCCCCGCATAAGTAATCGAAGTAGACGTAATGCCTGATTGAACCGTGCCTACAGTACCTGTTGCCAGATTAAACCAAGCATAAGGGTTCCCGGCAACTGCGGTAGCTCTTATGAATAAAAAGTTCGATGCAGATTTTTTTGCATACAGAGATACTGTATATGTTGTCGACACCGCTTGCGAGGTGGCTTGGAAGGTAGCTCGCCATCCAGTAGTGCTCGCCGAATAAGAAATAGTGTTGGCCGTTAAAGTGCCGTCTGGGGCTGTATTTGTTCCTGAAGAATTAGAAACGTTTGTGTCTTTAGTCCAAGCCGCGTTACTAAAATCTTGTGAGTACGTCAGCAAGTTCGTGCGCGATTCTTCGATCAGCAAGCCTTTCGGCTGCAAGGTGATCGGGTCGTAGTCGAAGCGCGGCACGTTGGCCGCCGCCTGTGTCAGCAAACCCATGGCGTTGTAGTAGCTGGCGCATGTCGTTGCGTCTGCGCGCGAAAACGTGATGCGCGGGTCGAGCGTGCCAGTCAGGAAATTCAAGTTGAGCGCGGCCACACTTCCGTATGATCCGCTGCCCTTCACCAAAGCACCGAGCGTCTGTTTGTACGTTCCACCACGCTTGACGTACATGCTTTGGATTGCGGTGTACGTGCCGCCCTTTTTGACGCGGAATTGACCGAGCATCTGTTACACCGTCTGAATGTAGATGGTGCCATCAGGACGACCATCGGCGTCAACCGGCGCTGCCGATGACACGATGACCACACCAGGCAACAAACCTGCGTCGGGCGCGAACATGGCTGACTGGTACGTGTACGTCAGCGGCGTGCTCGTCGAGTCAGCGTTGGTCGTGATCGTCAAAACACCAGGAACGCCATACGGCCCGAACGTCTGGCTTACCGCTGCTGGGCCGAACGTGCGGCCCGTTCCTGCGCCAGCGTTGGACTGCGCCGACGTTGGTGTGAACTTGGCTGACCAGTTTGTGTTGTGGTTCGACACCACCGTGTACGACTCGTGCCCAACGATGGGCAGCGTGACTGTCGTTCCGACTGCAATGGTTGACATATCTGACTCCTAAATTACGAGGCGCTTGGCTGGCCTGAGAAAGCCATGTTGCCGTCGGGTGTTGACGCCTTCTGCATGGCAGCCAAACCTGGCAGCGCTTGTGTGAGTTGTTGCGCGGCCTGCGCTTGTTGACGACCTTGACGCAACTGCGCCACGGCTTCGGGGTCACGCACGAAGCGATACGGTGCGCCGTTGATGGCCAGCAGTTCGGGGATGATTGTGTCTGTGTCGAACCAATCCATGGCGCTCGGGTCTTGGGTCTGCGCGGCAATCTCGGCTGCCCACTGCATGGAGCGCATGGTTCCTGCGGCTTCGTCCGAACGCATGGCCCGGTTGAGCGGGGCATCGTACTCGACCTTGTATTCTGCGCCAGCTTCGACCAACGCCTGAGGCGGTGGGGGCACAAGCCCCTGCCACATCAGCAGGTCGAACTCACGCTCAATCTGCGGGCCAATCGACTCGGACTGGAAGCGACCCATCGTCGGAGACAGCAATGCGCCTTTCTCGCGCGCACGCTCCAACACTTCAGTCGCCGTCATCTGCGGTGTCTGAATCAAAATCTGGAACAGCGTGACAAGGAACGCGTCATTGATGACCATGCGTTCGTCGTCCATCATCTCCTTGCCAATCTCGACGTTGCCTGTCGGCAGCGCGTGAACCAGTGGTCGACCATCAGCGGACACACCGCCGTAGTTCACCGACCCCGGCTTCAGGCTGAATCCGTCAAGAATGCCGTCGTCGTGCGCCAGCAACACAGGATCAACTGCCCTGTGACCTTGCTTGAGCAACGTCTTCTTTTCTTCGTTCAGCACGTTGATGGCTGGCAGCACGTTCATTGCCGGACTGCGGCCATACAACTCACCAGGCGCTGTGATGTAACGCGCTGTCGAGTAGGGGAAACACCGATACCCGCCTTCGTGCAACAACGTCTGCGCCTCGCGCAACACGTAGTAACTGGCAAATCGGTAACCCTTGGCGTCAAGGCGCTTGGGGTCAAACTCGTTGCGCGGCTTGACGATGTGCAGCACAACCACTTCGGTTTCCGGCTTGTCCTTGAGCTGGCTGGCGTACTTGTCGGTCAGCGCCTCCGGCCCCCACTTCTGCGCGATCTGGCGCAGCGTCATTTTGAAGCGGCGGTAAACCTTATCGACCTGGCCTTGGAAGTTGGTGGCAAAGAACAACTCGCCAAGGTGGACGTTGCGATACCGAAGCCCTTTGACCTTGGGCTGTGTCGGGTCACGAAACTCGTCGGTGAACAGGCAGCTCGTACCAAACGCACCAAGGCTCACGTAGCCGTCATGCTGATTCGCCTGATACCCAGAGTGCGGGCTGTATCGATAGTGAAACAGTGCGTCATTGACCTGATCGAACCACAGCTGCACGTCGCGGCGCTTCATCAGGGTCAGGTCAGGGTGACGCAGCTTGTGCCACTTGTTGTTGGCTGGCGTCAGCATTGACTCCATCGCCGCCGCGAATTTCCACAAGGCAGCGTTGGCCGTCACGTCGTACTGTTCTTGCCCGCGCTTGGCACCGGGCACAGTGTTGCCCTGCGTGTAGAAGGACGTTGAGTAGTAGGGTAGAACCTTCTGCGAAACTTCTTCCCAGTGTTTTTCCCAAATCCCGCGCTTGTTCTCGATCTGCGAAAACTCGCGCAAGAGTTCACCAACCAACGCTTGGTTGGCGCTGCTGTCCTTGGGTCGGGTTTCTTCCATCATTGCCCCAGCAACACCTTGGACGTGTACTTCTGGTCTTCGGTTTCACCCGTGCCACCTGTGAGCAAGGTGCTGGTTCGACCACCTTGCATTGCTTTGGCCTGGGCCAGCGCAGCAGCATCAAGGTCTGATGAGGAATTCGCAACGGTGGGCGCAGTCGTCGCCGGTGCAATGGGCGCTGGAGAAGCGTCTTGCGGAACCAAGCCAATCGCTTGCCCCAAGCCTTTTACGGCGTTACCGATGAATGACATGCTGAAATCCCAAGTCGATGCTATTGTCCAAATATAGCATAGTCTGTGTCTCTCGCAACGCGGTTGCGCAAATTTGCATTGTTACGTGAATGAGTTGCGTCCCTTCGCGCAACAGGCTGTGCGAACGTCAACGCCAACGCTTCGGCGCTGTCTGGTGACGCCAGGCCCCGGGCCTTCATGTGATCCTTGCCTTCGAGTTGAACCTTATTGCTTACAGGGTGATAGCTGTACTCGGGCGAAATCAGGTCGGTCATCAACTCGCTGTCCACCGGAATGCTGCCTGTCATCAGCCACTCACGCATCCGGCCCCAAATCTCCACGCGCTTGTTGTAGTAGGTGTCTGCGTCGGTCGGGCTTGCTCCCATCTGCACCTCGACCACCTTGTAACCCCAA